GGCTTTGATGGCATCGTCTTTGACGAATTGACGCGGCTGAAAAACCCGTCTGGCAAACGGTTCAAGCATCTGCTCAAGATACTGGATCAGTTCAAGATCAGGTGGGGCTTGACCGGTTCGTTCACATCGAACGGCCTAGAGGACGTGTTCGGACAGTGCAAGGTCATTGACCAGACGTTGCTTGGCCGCAGCAAAGGCGCGTTCTTGCAGCAATATTTCTGTTGTATCAATAGGGACTACGGCCAGTGGGAGCCGCTGCCGAACGCGCTGCCCAAGGTCATGGAGACAATCAAACCGGCGACCTATGTGCTGGAGCCTGGCGAGTATAAGGACAAACTGCCGCCGCTCCACGTCGTTGAGATGCGTTGCGATCTTGACGACCGCACGCCTTACGAGAACATGAAAAAGGAATATGTGCATGAAGAGATCACAGCTCCGACGGCGGCTGCTGTCACAAACAAGCTTCAGCAGCTCACCTCCGGCTTCGCTTATGATGGCCAAGGCGTTGCTCAGTGGTATGGTCGTCACAAGTTTGACGCCCTCCGAGACATCCTTGACGAAAACCAGCGCGACAACACCATCATCGTCTACAACTACAAGGAAGAACTAGCCGAGCTTCAGCGGCAGTTCAAAGTTGCAACCATAGACGAAGACAACGCCGTCGAAAACTGGAACGCAGGCAGAACAGAACTCTTGGCCATCCATCCCAAAAGCGCCGGCCACGGGCTTAACCTTCAGTTTGGTGGCAACAAGATCGTCTTCCTGTCCCTGCCATGGTCGCTGGAATTGTTCGAGCAGACCGTGGGGCGGCTGCATCGCAGCGGCCAGACTAAAGATGTCTGGTGTTATGTGCTGATGTGTAATAAAACTATTGACGAGCGCATATTCAGCGCGTTACACGACAAGAAATCTTTAGCGGAGTTGGCCCTTGCCGAACTATCTCACATGGAAGGCGCTGAATGACCAGCTTGCCGATTTTACCGAACAGGAGATTCTTGATCTCTTGGAAACCGAAAAGCGGGACGCCCGGCGCTCAACGGTTCTTGTGCGGCTGCACCAACGCTACACGGTGCTGCGCATGTTACGCGAACGGGCGGCTCTTATGGAGATCGTAAATGAACCCTCACGAACTACTCAGTCAAGCCGCTAGTATCATCAACGCGCGCGGCGAAGGTTACGGCGGAATCGAGAACAATTTCCAGCTTGCGGCTGACATGGCGTCGCTACGGCTGGGGCGCGACTTTCACCCTTACGAAGTCGCCATCATGATGGTCTGCGTCAAGAACGCCCGCGCCTTCGCGTCGCCGTCGCACCTTGACAGCCATATCGACGCGGTGAACTACGAGTTGTTCGCCGCGACGTTTGCCGAGGACTATCTTCAGTCGAAGGCCGGCACGGCGGCTGAAATTGGTTACAAGCGCAAGAAAGACCTAAAGCCTGCACGCCGCGCGGAGCTTTCCATAGTCGATGACCAGCTTGGCGACCTCGCTATTCGCGGGGAGCCGGCGTAACTCTTTGGCAGCTAAGGTCTGGCGTTCTGCCGAATAGTCGACCAGCGGAGGACACCCTTCGCTGGTCGATTTGCATCCGCTAAAACCGACCAGCATCAAGATCGGCAGCAGTTTCTTCAACGGTCTTGGGTCTGGCAACTTCAGCCTGCCGCTTTCAATCCTGGGGCTTGGTGCCGCCAGTCACGTTGAAATCTTTAGCGGCGACTAGACCGATAGCGATAAGGCCGTTCTGAAGATCGGCCCAGTTGACCGTTTTGGTCGACCAAGCTTCCCACAAGACGCGCAGCAGCAGCAGGACGCCGGGGATCGTCGTCATCCAGTTTGTCAGCATATAAGTCTCCTATTGACAAGGGCGGGATGTATTGTCGCGCGCCAGACATTCTAGTTCTCTGGCTGACATGCAGCCCGATAGCATGACGAGCAGGACAGCGCACAGGCCGATAACAACAAGCGACCAGAAAGTTGAGATCGTCGCGTCCCGGCGCTCGCCCGCGTCTGTGGAATTGAGCGACAAAGTGCTGGCAAAACCAAATAGCGCCGCCAACAGCATTGAGATAACGGCGAAGATCGTGCCAAGGAGCTTTGTTGCGGCGATCATGGCTACTCCTCAATCTGGAAATGCGGGCCGTCAACGATGCTTTTCCACGAACCGCCCCAGGTGATGGTGACGCCAGCGGCTTTTGCCGCTTTCGCCACGGCCCCGGCAATCTTGCGGTAGTCGGCCAAGTCCCATGAGTCTTTGCCGCCCGGCATGGCGACAACATCCACGGCCTTGCCGCGCAGATGGTAGCTGTTCATGGTGCGGCTCTTGCCAGTCCTGACAAGATAGACCTGGCGCTCGCGGGTGCGCAGCCCTTCGGTGATCTCGAACGGAACCGGGCTGATTTCGCGGGCGGCTTTCATCACTGCGACAAGGCGCGGATCGACGCCGGCCATGCGGCGGATGCTGGTGGCGTTAAATTTCATCGGTCAGCCTTTTGGCTAAGAATGTCTCGGATGCCATCGAGCTTCAAAAACACTTGCTCAAAGCCGTGATTGAACTCAGTGCGCGTAACATACCGCCCGGCGACCAGCACCTCGATAGCGGATACTTTGTCGGCCAACTGCTTGTCCATGGACTGAAGTTCCTTCAAGGATGACCAGACAGTATTAAGCACCCAGCCGCCCAACATGCCAACGACCGCGACAGCCACATCAAAAAGAACTTGATATTCGACCATCATCGCCTCGACATCGCGTTCTGGTTATTGCGTTCCCCCAGCGCGTTTTGCACGGAAACAACACCCGCAATTTCAGGGGAAAGTTTTTTCAAGTCTTTGGTTATAGCCGCGCCACGTTCGCGGATAGCCTTACCGGTTTTTTGCGACTTTTCGGCATACGCAACCGCTTCCTCAATTACTTGCGCCGCCTGTTGCGGGTCAAGCATTTCAGTCGCAATTTGAATAGCGAGCCGCTTGTCGATCTTGCGCTCTAGCGAGCTAACAACTTTGTTAGCAACGTTAAAAACGCGGTCCATCAAATTAGCGCGCGGCAATTGAACCGTGCGTCCTGCCTCTGGACCGGCTTGCGTCGCCGCCCGCGCCATACGATTAGCTTCAGCCTCGCGCGCCAGGTCGGCGCGAATGGCCTCTACCTTACGCACCTCGTCCGGCGTCAACACGTCGGACAGTTTCTCGAACCGGGGCGCGCCGTCGAGCGCCCGCTGGATCGTTGTCGGAGCCTGCTCAACGGCCGTCGAAAAAACCCCCGCGCGCTGCGGCGCGTCTTCGGCTAGCGGCGACAGTAACTTAGATTCAAGATACTGGCCAATCTCCATGCGGTTGATCGGCCCGCTGCGTTTGGCAAACGACTTACGCGCCGCCTCATAAAGCGGCGATTTTTGTTTGATAAAGCCCATCAATTCGCCACGCGTCTTGGCGATAGCTGCGACCTCTGACCGGCCAAGACTGAATGTCCCAGGGTCGCGGATCATATCATCCATCGCCAGCTTAAGATTGTGTAGGCTGGAAATAGGATATTTGGCTTGCGTTGCCGGAACCGTCGTCGTCAGCGGCGCGCCGGTCGGCCCCAGCAAACCAGACGCAACCGTGCGTTCCGGCGCGGTTTTGCCAATTTGGAAGGTCTGACCGCGTTCAGCCGCCAGTTCTTCCGCCCGGCGCATGGCCTTGTCCATCGACGGCCGTGCCAGCAACTCGGTAAATTCCGGCGTCTCGGTCACAGGCGGGGTATACTTTTCCGCGCCGCGATAAAGCCTGCCCGACACTTTCTTGCGTGTTTCCTTGGCCGCATCCAACTGCGCCTCGGTGCCGCCAACCTGACGAATTTGCGCCAACCGCGCGGCGGCCTGTTCTTTGGCGCGCTCCATGAATTCGGTCGGCAGCACTTCGGCGGCGCTTGCGCCAAGCTGCGCAAACCGCGACGACCCCGCTGGGACCGCAGCCTGCGCCGCCGTCGGCATGGACCCCGGCACAAGTTCGGCGGCCGGGTTACGCAATGCCGCAATAATCTCAGGCGCGCGGCCTTCGGCTGCCTCAAGATAGGTGGCGTAACGCGGAGCCATTGCGTTGCGGGCGAACTCATAGCCGTAGCCGCCCAGAGCAAACGGCGCTTGAACCGCACTAGCCATTACGTTGGCCGGCGACACAGCCTCCGACATTGCTCTTAGCCCCGGACGGCGAAGCGCCGCGCCAGCCCCGCCGGCAACCGTAGAAATGTCGGCCAAGAATCCAACAGGATCAGTCTTGATGGTTTCAGCTATAGCGCCCGGCGATCCATAACGCTCGGCTGCATAGCCGCCAATTGCCTTAGCCGTCTCAACCGGGCTGAGCGCCGCCGATCCAAGCGCCTCAAGAGTTTGAACCGGACTGGTCGCAGCCTCATAAACGCCTTGCGCGAACCCTAGCGCGCTCTGCGGGATGTTGCCAAGCAGTTCGCCAACATAACCGGCGGCTTGCTGCGGAAGCGTCTCAATTTCAGCGGGGGGGCCGGGCATACCTTCGCTATCGGTCAGACCAAAATGTGCCGCGATTTCCGCGTCCGTGTAACCGGCCTCGCGGGCTTTTTGCGCCTGCGGCTGCGAGAACAGAAAACGCCGGATTTCGTCATCCGAATATCCGGCTTTTCGGGCGGTTTCGATCTTCGCTTTCATTACTTGAATATGTCCTCAAGAGAAGGTCGATTGCCGGCCGCCCCTGTGGCTATAGTAGGCTGCCCCGTGTTGGCGTATTTTACCATCAAGCCTTTAACTTGGCTCCATGCCGCTAGACGCTGATTTGCCGGGATATTTGGGTTAGATATATCACCCACCAGCTTTTCAATGAACTGGCGATCACCCTCAGAAATACCCGCGCCAAGTTTGCCAGCTAATTTCTTAAGAACAATATCATTCTTAATGGTCTCAAGTTTGGCAATGTTCTCCATGCCCGACGACGCACCGCCAAAGAATCCACGGATACCGGCCGCGCCGGCTTCCATGCCGCCGCTAGTGGACTTGCGGATAAGTCGGCTGACCTCATCCTCGCCCGTTTTAGAATCAAATCCTGCGGCGTCTAAGACTTCTGTGGCAAACCGTTTGTTGTTATACGCCGCGCTGCCGACTGGCGCTTCAGATGTCGGGCGGATTTCAGACGGGATAAGCGCGCCTCGCACCGGAGCCGCAGGAGCCGCAGGAGCCGCCATGGCATTAGCGGGTGCAGCCCCCGGCTGAACCGGCGTAACAAGTTCCGCCTGCCCAGTTCGCGGGTTTGTGCGCGTCACCATTCCAGTGCCGTCTGGCCCCGGCAGAAAGCTATAGTTCGGCGGCTTGACCCCCTCGGTGCCGGGAACGGTAAACGCGCCGCGCTCGGGGGCGTTCTTCGGGATCGCAACGAGCCGCGTGTCGCCGGACGGCCCCTGAATTTCGCGGAACTCCATCTCCTTGGCGCGGATACGATCTGCGGCGTAAGTCTTGCGCGCCTCGTCGGCGGTCGTCAGAAACGACGCTTTGTTCTCTTCGGAATATTGTTCCGGCCATATAGCTTCTACAACCCCGCGTTCGCTGGGGTCCATCTTGGACAGGCCATACGTCCGCGCTGCGATCCATTTGTTCTGATTGTCGGCTTTGGCGGCTAAGTCGAAGGTCTTGTTTATGTGCGCCTCCGCGGCCTTTGTCTCTTCAATAACCCGTGAGGCTTCTTCCTTGCCGATGCGCGCCGCAAGTTCGCGTTCTTCAAGGCCGTATTTTTTCTCCTTCAGCGCGAATTCCTTTTCTTCGCGCCCTGTCTGCCCGCGCCGCTGTTCCTCTAGCGCTCGTTCCGCTCCGGTCTGCGCCTGCCAGAGCGGCGTTTTCATCCGTTGCTCTTCGCGCTGAAGCGCCAAAGCGCCGCGCCGCTGTTCCTCTAACGCTCGTTCCGACGCGGCTTGCGTAACCGACTGTAACATCTGGCGCCCAAACGTTGGGTTCAGAGCGAATGCGCGGTTGATAGTTTCCTGCGCCAGAGGATTAAAGTTCGGTTGCCCAGCGTATTGCCGAAACGCCTCCTGAGCCTCTTGCTGCCGAACGGCTTCCGCAAGCTCCTGCTCCATCACACGCCGGCGTAATTCATTAGTTGCCGACGCCTCCCCCTGCGCCATCGCGCCAAGAAAATTGATGTTCGGAAACTGAAATTCCGGCGTAGGAGTATATCGAACGACCATTTACATTTTCTTTCCGAGCAGATACGCGCCACCCTGGATGCCTTGCCCAAGCAATTGCGCCAAGAGATTGGTTGGCCCCATGTAAGAACTAGCCCGCGCCGCGCCCGCATCCGCGTAACCTTGGCCTATACCTTGGCCTAATCCACTGTAAAGATCGGCTAGGTTAGTTGCAGTGCCTGTTGCCGCGTTGCCGATGCCCTGCGCCGCGCCAAAACCCGTCCCGACGCCGCCCTGAAGCAACCCAATTTGATTTTGACGGTTTTGCATGAACCGGCTGTA